CTTAACCCTGCGATTATCTGGAATGCCTTACCATGGACCTTTGTCGTGGATTGGGTTCTTGGCGTAAGCCAATGGCTTGACTCACGGAAAGTTCTCAACTTGAGACCTGAGATTAACATAACGCGCTTCCTTTGGTCGTGGAAGTATGATCGTAAACTTGTGCGTAGCTTTAGAAGCTACCAACACGCATATTACGATGTAACCGCCATAACTGAGCGGAAGCTACCTACAGTTTATGAATCGGCTTACCGCCGAGACTGTAAACTGCCGGACCTAACCTCGATCACATCGAGTGGTTTATCCCTCAAAGAGATAAGCCTTGGTGCTAGCCTCGCAATTACGCGTGGAAAACACCGATATAACCGTGGGCGATGAGCTCACAAAGCAGAAAGACAGTATGACCTCGTATCAAAGAACTGAACTAGAACAATACCTAATACAATATACTACTTCTTATTTTCGCACCCTAAAAGAGTGCGGCAATCTTTGGTTGTATATCCTAAACGCAGCGGATGAAGACTCTTCGTCTCCAACCGGAATGTGTTTTTATGCTAACGTCAGGCGTTTCGACGAATTCGTCGATTGGCTTGATTATAAACATATCAAAGCTACTATAGGGGAAACCCTAATTGCTTGGGAGATGTTGCGCGTTTTAATGAAAAACGACGACGACATATGTGATTGGTGTATTCTAGTTGAGATTCCCTTAACGAGGCCCATACATCGATCTGTCACTAAGCATGTTAACAAACACCCTTAATACCAACGAAGTAAAGAATGCGGCTGGAACTGAAGAGGAATTTACACGCCTCTCCATTGAAGCCCGCAGTACCATCTTTGCTCGAATTAACGAGACCCCGTCTCTACCCCATAGGTTGACGATCTCTCACACAGAGTCCGGCACCGGCGTTAATAAACGCCGCCGGTCTGTGGTCCGCGTGGATAAAACCATTGCGGGTCAGATCGACACCACTCAGCCCATGCGCGCTAGCGTTTATTGCGTCGCAGACCTTCCCGTAGGGAATCAGTCTACGACTGCTTTAAGCGCCGACGTCATTGCCAATTTAGTGTCTTTTCTCGCCTCTCTAGGCGCGTCGACCACTATTTTGTATGATGGGACAGGGAACGGTGCTGCTTCGCTGATTAGCGGAGGGATTTAAGGCTTAACGCCACCATAACTTAACGTTATGTCTCTCTTCGCGACAGCGGACAACGCCGATTTGCGCGTGTTAAAACGCGCACCGGGAACTACATGGCCAGCAGTCCTGCAGCCGGATGCCGAAGACATGAATAGATTTAACTATCATGATGCTAAGGTATTCGGTTCGTGGGACACTAGCCTGGAAGCATGGCATTTCGTTCTAGTGGACTGTACAACGTACATGTCTAGCTAGATTACTTCGAGGAATCACAGGGTGCTTGCATGCTCTAGGAGTTATTCCATTATGGATAACAAGAAGAGCCTAGATAACGGTTTAACGGTTATCGCTGCAATGCTCTGTGACGCGAATGCGTCTCATGGAGTTGTGTTCAACACTTCAGCACTCAAGCTCACACTTCAAAAATGTGAGCGAAGAATGCTTTGTGAAGGAGTCGGTTTTCTTACGAAAACCCTTCCCCGTCTTGGTAAGCGCTTTGATCAAGCACTCGCCGGAGCAGATGTTATGAACTGTGCCAGTAGTGGATTTAAACCCATAACTGGTACTAAACTTCCGAGGTTTCTCGGTGAGTTTTTCCTAACTATCTTCTCGAAAGACGGTTATCTCCTTCCCGATCCCGACGCGAAAAGCGTTAGAATCGTAAGACAGATACTCGCCGCTTTCGGTAAGTATAAACTGCCTTATGATGATGAACAAGAAAAAGAGGTCATCTCAGCTTTCGAAAAAGCGGAGGAGGATCTCTCTGCAATGGACGACTTCTTCGAAAAGATCGAGGAAGCTGTTCATTTTGACTATATTAATCCTACTGGCAGCCGGTGGCGCGGACGGAAGATTGAAAATTTTCAATCTTCTGAAGGCGTTTCTCTTAAACCCGTAGTTAATATAGTACGCGACGCAAGAAATTATCTTAATCGATTATTTCTTACGTTTGATCCTACCGACATCATTCCAAAACACGGCCCAGGGGCTGTTGCTACCAAGCAGCGGCACTCTGGGAAGTATAAATGGGACAATGTGAGTAGTCGTATCACTTCCGTTTACCCTTACGACGAGTATTTTACCTCGTCGGTCGGGCACGTCTGTGACACGTACCGAGCGTTTAATCGCGTCGGTAATAAGAGTCTTCCTGCTAGAGTAATTCTAGTACCGAAAGACTCGCGTGGCCCTCGCCTTATATCCTGTGAACCCGTTGATTTTCAATGGATCCAGGGTGGCTTAGGCAGTGCCCTAGTAGAGCACGTAGAGCAACATCCCCTATCAAGGGGTGCTGTTAACTTTACGAATCAAGAAGTCAACAGAAATAAAGCCCTTGCGGGCTCAATATCTGGAGATACTGTGACCTTAGACCTCAAAGAGGCCTCTGATCGCATACACTTGAAGCTAGTTCGCCTACTCTTTCCTGAAAGCTTATATAGCTATTTAGAAAATTGTAGGAGTTTGTCAACAGTGTTGCCGTGTGGAAAAGAATTACCGCTTAAAAAGTTTGCGCCAATGGGGTCAGCTTTATGCTTTCCTGTTTTGGCGCTCACAATTTGGGCTCTTCTCTGCGCGGCGGCACCTAACGAGTATATCCGCAAGGATATATTTGTGTACGGTGACGACGTAATCGTTCCGAAGGGATTTTCCCTTAGCGCGATTGCTGTACTCGAGTTATTTGGTTTAAAAATAAACCGTAACAAGAGTTGTTGCTCAGGACTCTTCAGAGAGTCCTGTGGCATGGACGCCTTTAACGGCGTCGATGTCACACCGGTCAAGTTTAAGACCGTGTGGGATAAGTTACCAAACCCTGGCGTCTATAGTAGCTGGATTAGCTATGCTAATTCTTTCTACGATAGAGGTTGGATGCATACCTACGAAGAAATTTGTAGGCGGCTTAGAGGCATTTATGGCTCTATTCCTGGGGAGGATATGTTTTTGACATGTCCTGCCTTACGCGGTCCAACGCATACAAGTGCAACGTTTCGCAAACGCTGGAACAAGAACCTTCAACGGTTCGAGACCAGTGTAAGGGACGTTCATTCAGTTAGTCATTCAGAGGAATCCGTTTGTGGTTGGCAGAAGCTCCTCCGATATTTTTCGGAGAATTCCGCCAGCAAAAGGACCCTTGCTAAAAGACTGACCAAAGTTAGGAGAGAAAACGGCTTTAATATGCCGAAACCCTCTTCTGTCAGCCTGTACACGGACCGGCGCGCTAGCATGCTAGTGCGTCGGTGGCGATAACCTATATGGAGCGTTAAGGATGAGCAATCCTTAACGTTAAG